AACATTGCTGGTTTAGAGTTTGGTGAACTCTATGCCAGTTCTTTCAGCAAAAATGCACGAATTAAAGCAATGCTGGCGCAGGCGCTCAAAGGTGAGATTCTTATTCATCCTGAATGTAGGTCAGCAGTAGTATCTGAGATAGTAGAATGGAATCCAGCACGGCAGAAGAATCGTGACGACGTAATGGATTTACTTGCGTGGGCGTATAAAGTAATAGAACTTTACGGTCACATGATGCCGTTGATAGATATGGATGAAATCCCCCGGCTGGAATCATCCCCCTTAGCAATGACGCAGGATGAAATTGCAGAACAACTCCCATTTTAATGAGGATTTATGGCCACAAACCTTCCAGTTCCATATAAAGTAGATGCCAAGCAGCAGCAGTCAATAGTTAACTACGTTATCAATTGCACTGAAAGTCTTGGCTCTGTGTGGAACTTGCGAGAACAATTCCTGCTCAAAGACTGTTACTACGCCCGTGAGATGGATAGGAGTGTAGAGCAAACTAGAGCTATGCTAGCTAACAAAGCTGGTGACCCTTACAAGTTACAGAATATGACAGTGCCTGTTATTCTCCCTCAGGTGGAGTCAGCACTAGCATATTTGGCTGGTGTATTTCTTTCTGGTTATCCTATCTTTGGAGTAGCTACTAATCCTCAGTTAGCTGACCAAGCTTTACAGATGGAGACAGTGATTGCTGATAACTCCGTCAAGTATGGTTGGGCGCGGGAACTCATAATGTACATGAGAGATGGACTTAAATATAATCTCGGTGCTCTTGAAGTTTCTTGGAAAAGAAAGCGCGTTCCTAGCGTGGTTAATGACCCTGCTGCTAACCTTCGTCAAGGCACTGCTGCCACCGATGTTTATTACGCTGGAAACTGTCTCCGTCGCCTTGACCCTTATAACCTTATTTGGGACAAAAGAGTAGCTCCTACTAAACTTGCTACTGACGGTGAGTTTGGAGGCTTCACAGAACTAATGAGCAGGATTCAACTTAAGCAACTTCTGCTTGACTTGAACACTGATAACACAATGAACGCGCGGGAGGCATTTGAATCAGGCACTCCTTCCATTACTCTTAATGGTTCTGACGCCTGGTATTACATTCCTCAAGTAAACCCTTATGCTTTCATTGGTGCGAACGTATATCCCACTACCAATTGGCTCTCATGGGCAATGATTGGTGGAGAGAAAGAAAAGGGTACTATTGAATACAACAATATGTATGAAGTTACTACCCTCTACGGACGCATAATTCCACAAGATTTCCGTATGGGAGTTGCTCGCAGGAACCAACCCCAGATTTGGAAGTTTATCATCGTCAATCGGCGTATCTGTATTTTCGTCGAACAGCAGACTAATGCTCACAATCTCTTGCCTATCCTCCTTTGCCAACCAAACGAAGATGGATTAGGGTATCAAACCAAGTCATTTTTGGATAATGTTATCCCGTTCCAATCCATGAGCACCAGTCTCTGGAACGCTGCTATTGAGAGCAAAAGGAGACAAGTATTTGACAGACTGCTTTACGACCCTTCGAGGATTCGGAAGGAAGATATTGACAAAGTAACTGCTGTTGCGCGCATCCCTGTAAAACAGTCTGCTTATGGGAAGCCTATTCAGGAGGCTGTTTACGCCTTTCCTTACAGGGATGACAACATTGCTTCTACTCTACAAATGGCAGAAAGTATCAATACCATGGCAGACGTTGCAAATGGTCAAAATAAGGTAGACCGCGGTCAGTTCCAGAAAGGTAACAAGACTCGCGCTGAGTTCCAAACTACCATGAGTAATTCTAACAGTCGTCAGCAGCTCCAAGCTCTAATGTTGGAGCATCAAGTATATGTGCCTATCAAAGAGATGATAAAGCACAATATGCTCCAGTATCAATCTGAGGCTACTTACTACAATAGTCAGAAGAAAGAGAACATCAAGATTAGTCCTGAGCAAATCCGCCAAGCCTCTCTGGAATTCAAGATTTCAGATGGTCTGCTTCCGACGGATAAACTACTCAATACTGACCTGCTTCAAGTATTCATGCAGACTATTCAAACATCGCCACTTATGCAGGCTGAGTTTGATATAGTTGGTGCCTTCACTTACTGGTGTAAGGAGCAAGGTGCTCAGTGGTTTGAAGATTTCCGTAGAACGCCAGAACAGAAGCAAACTGTAATGAATCAACTTACTGCGATGGAACAAGCTAAAAATGCGCCACCGCCTCCTGCTGGTCAACCCCCGCAACAAGGATAGTTATGCCAATCCCACGAGCAACTAAATTTACTGCTTTTGATTTTACGGAGGAAGAACGTAAAGAGGCAGGTAAATTATCCCAGTTTAATCTCATGCTACTTCAAACTTTAGCTGCGGAAGCATCAGAAGAACGTCTGCAACTGAAGTTAGATTTGCATGAGGGTAAAACTTTGCACGAAGCTCAGATGCTGTTTATGCAGCGTGAAGCTGAATTGCAAGGAAGAATCGCTGCATACGAAGGTCTGATTTTACTGTCACAAGATTAAATCTCTTAACCCCACTTTCATTACTGGAGAACTACAATGGCTGAAGGACGCGGTTTTAGCATATCTGACATTTTTAGTGGTGGTCGGCAAGGTAACCAATCTTCTGGAACTCCTGCGCCTGCTACTGTTCCTGGTAGTAATGGTATTCCTTCTGCTCCGGTGAATCCTGGAGCTGACGTTGGTGCGAATCTCGAAGCCAACAAAGGTATTCTTGACCCGAATCTTGGGCCTGATGGTAAACCAAAAACACCTGATAACCCTCTTGATGGTTTCAAGGATTTCTTTACAATAACAGAAGATGATAGGAAGAAGCAACCGCCAGACCAGTTCGCGGAACCGTTGCTAAACTTCGACCCAAAGAAATTCGGTGATACTGCTGGCAAGATGAATTTTGCTGGCAATATTGACCCGGCATTGATGCAGAAAGCAATGTCAGGTGACCAACAAGCTTTTGCTGCTGTTTTAAATAGAGTAGCACAATCCTCGTTTACTGCTTCAGCCCAAGTGCTAACTGGCATTCTGGAGCAGGCGTTTAAGAAGAACAATGGTAGATGGGATGGTTCGCTAGATAGTAGGTTTCGTAACTTGCAACTTACTAACACGCGTTCCACAAACCCAGTGCTACAACATCCGGCAGCAGCCCCGTTGCTGGAAGGCATGAAAGCCACAATCGCAGCTAAAGACCCCACAATGCGTCCAGAAGAAGTTGCCAGAAAAGCTGAAGAATACTTTGGTGCGTTTACCGATATGATGATTGCTAGTCGGGCACCTAAAGAAACTCCAGCCACTAGTGCATCTGATGATTGGACAAAGTTTCTAGGCGTCTAACAGTTTACTTTCTTCAACTTTTTAGGAGACTTCTAATGTTTGTTCGCGGAATGGTAAGGGCAGGAATGGAAGGCCCGGCAAATCCTGGCCAACCTATTTTTCACCAGCTAATTCCAGCGGCTAATGCTACTGCTGCTGGCACTACGCTGACAGCCAACGAAGTTCTTAGTGGTTGGCTGCAACGCAGTAACGGTGGTGGTGCTGGTTTCTCAGATACTTTCCCGTCGGTGGATAGTCTGATTACTGCGCTGAACGCTGCCGGTAGTCCTCCCGGTGTTGGTGATTGCTTCCGTTTCATCTATCAGAACACGGTTGCATTTGCCATGACGTATGTAGCGGGTGCTGGTCTTGTGGCTGGAACGGGAACGCTTAACATTGCAGCCAGTGTTACGCGCATGTACTTCATTACTTTCCTCTCCACCAAAAACACGGTTGTTATCCCCGGTGTTACTACCACCAGTGGTAACAAGTTCCTGACCAACATCAGTGCTGCTCAGATGGCAAACATCATGCCGGGTATGGCTGTTACTGGAACCGGTATTGGTGCGAGTGCTCTTGTTGTTGGTTGTGCCCCTGATGCTGGCACTGTTACTGTGGATGTGAACTCCACGGCGACTGCTGACAACATCGCAGTAACCTTTGCTCCGCGTGCTAGGATTGATAGCATCGGGACGATGGCTGCGTAGTTTGGCCTGATTCACCTTTCTAACTAAATAGGAGTATTCACAATGCCTGGAGTAACTGGTGTATTCAATACGGGCCAAATCACGCAAGACCTAGCAAAGAAGTCATTTGCGGCGATGATTACCCGCCTCATGCCAAACGGCACAGCACCGCTGTTTGGTCTCACTGCACTGCTGAAGGAAGAAACTGCCTATCAGTTTGAGCATGGTTATTTCTCCAAGACGATGATTTTTCCGTCGATGGCAGTTTCGGCGGCTGGTCAGCTGATTGGTGATACCACGTTCACGGTGGTTTCTACTGCCAACGTGCTCGCTGGGATGATTATGCGGGTAGATAGCACGAATGAAAACGTGCTAGTTACCAGCGTGCTCAGTTCTACGCAAGTGGCAGTTCAGCGTGCAGTTGGAACGGTTGCTGCTGTTGCAATCGCCGGTAACATCAACCTGTGGATGGTTGGTAATGCGTTTGAGGAAGCTTCTCTGCGCCCGCAGTCACTGGTTATCGTGCCTGCGCGTATCACCAACTATACGCAGATTTTCCGCAATACCTGGGCAATCAGCAAAACCAATGCTGCGACGACTCTTATCGCTGGCAGTGGTAACGTAGCTGAGAGCAGACAGGATTGCGCTGCGTTCCATGCTGCGGATATTGAGAAGGCGCTGTTCTTCGGGCAGAAGTTCCTCGGCTCTCGGAACGGTCAACCCTTCCACACGATGGATGGTCTCATTAGCATCGTGACCCAAAACGCTGCGGGTAACATTACTACGTTGGGTGCTACTACTAACTGGACTCAGTTAGAAGCTGCACTTGACCCGGCGTTCAACCAAATGACAGACCCGAAGGTTCCAAACATGCGGGTACTGTTCTGTGGTGGCCCGGCTCGCCGTGTTATCCACAACATCTGCCGCCTGAATAGCACCTACTACATTCAGGGAACAGAAACTACCTGGGGTCTGCAATTCGATACCATCAAAACCCCGCGTGGCACGTTCAATATCGTGGAACATCCGCTGTTCAATGCTTTTGGTGCTACCAGCACTTGGGCAAAGATGGCGATTGGTGTTGACCTTGCTACTTTCAACCTTGCTTACTTGCAAGGGCGCAAGACGGAGAACCAAGAGTTTAACATGAGTGGCCAACCAACTGACAACGGCGTGGATGCCTGCGGTGGAACTCTCACCACGGAACCAACCTGCCTTGTTAAAAACCCGGCTGCGAATGTGATTCTCTACAACTTCACTGCTGGCGCTGTAGGCTAAACCCTGAACTGGTGGGAGGGGGCATCCTTGCTCAGGAGTGCCTCTTCCTGCCAGTTATTTTCGTAGTTCAACTTCGGAGATTAAAATGGAAAAGATTTATCGTCATCGTACTGCTGGTGCTCGTTTCATCTTCCCTGATGGGACTGATGTTTCTTTTGCTGGTGGTGTTTATCGCACTGAGAACCTTCAGCATCAACAAGAACTGGATAGAGTTGCTAATCTTCCAGCTTCCCAGATTTTCACTACTGAAACTCCTCCTGTAGCGCGTGAAGAAGCAGTGGTACGCAAAGATTTAATGGAAGGTGCCACTGGTGCTTTTGACGCTGCTAACAAGATTGCACCCGGAGCTAAAACAGTTCCCATGCCAGTTCCTGGAGATTCCAAACCTACTTTGCAAGCTCTACAAGGAGGTGAAGGTGCGGCTAATGTTGCTCCTCCGGTGGGTGGCAAATCTGCTATTGATGCTGCTAAAACAGCATTGGCAGAGCGTCAAGCTAAGACTGCTGACGTTAAGAAGTAATTACTGTTAACTAGGAGTCTGAGCGATGTCTTTATTTAGCGATACAGTAGATGAAGTATATAGTCTTACTAATCGCCCTGATTTAGTTGCTGAAACTGCACTAGCAGTTCGGCAGGCTACGCTGTCAGCCCATCGTTCAGACTACTATTTAAAAGATTTAGTTGAAATACTTCTTCCGTTATCCTCTGCTTCTATTTTTCAATTAGATATTCCTTCCTATTTTCCTCAGTGGAGGAATTTTAAGTATATTCGTCCATACAATACGGTTGGTGCAAGCGCAGCTTCCTTCTTTCTTTCTTCGCTTGCTCCGGACGCTATTTTTGATGAGTATCTAATTGAAAAGTCGAACGTCTACTATGTAGCTGGCACTAACCTCAACATAAAATTAGAAGCAGCCTACGACGCATTTATAGTTGGCTACTATGCTAATCCAATTTTGAGCCCAGAAGCTAGTTACAACTCATGGATTGCTACTGACCACTCTGCAATCATAACCATTGAAGCCACTATCAAAGTATTTGGTATGATTGGTTACGAAGATGCTGCTGCTAGACTTCGTAAGCTTCTTTATGAACCTTCTCCTGATGGCATACCTTCGGAGTTTAATCGTTTCCGCGCGTCTGCGCTGGAAGACCAAGGAAGATAATCATGAGTGTTAATGTTTGGGCACAGGTTGGAGCAGTAATAGGTTATTTACCACTGAGTGCGCTTACTGGAAATGCCGGGCAACTGCTTGGCATGGATTCTGGTGGCACTGTTGCTGAGTGGAAGAATTTTCAAGTTTTTGGTAATCAAATGAGGATGCCAGCAGGTAGTGCTGGAAGTCCAGCTCTTGTTTTTCAAGGAGGCACTGCCACTGGTTGGTATAAAGGCGCGTTAGGCGACTGGACATTTGCAATTCTTGGGTTAGATGTTTTAGTTATCAGCAATGCCGCTGGATTTCAATTTACTAACCGTCATGTAAAAATTAGCAACAAACTTCTGCAAACTGACCTTGGTGGCAGTATTGCTGCGGCAGCTACTACTGACCTCGGAAATGCCACAGGTAATACTCTTGACATTACCAATGCAGCAGGTGCTACTGTTATCACTAGTCTTGGTGGTGCGTCTATTCCAGCAGGTACTCAAGTTGAAACAAAGTTTGTAATCACAGGCGGTAGCATTACTATTACCTATGATGCAGCTAATCTTATTCTTCTTGGCGGTGCAGATATTTCTATTATTACGGGGGACGTTGCACGCTGGAGAAAAATTAACGATGCTGCTGCTCGTTGGGAGATGGTTTCTTTCAATAGAGGAACTAGCGCAGGTAGTGCAATTGCCGCTAAAGGTGACCTGATTGCTGGAGTTCTTAATAGTGGAAATATTATTCCTGGTATTCTTACAGTTGGGTCTAACGGGCAGACAATTGTTCCTGATTCTACCCAAGCAGCAGGACTGCGCTGGGTAGATAAAGTTTCTAGTAAAAATTTACTAATTAACGGTAACTTCGATGTATGGCAGCGTGGTCTTTCATTTCTTGGTGTCTCCACAGCTCCTTATGCCGCCGATAGATGGTTTGCTTCTAATTCCGCAGGAACTTTAGATGTAACTAGAGTGGCAGCCACCGGCCTTGGAGTTGGCAATTATGGACTGCGCGTTAGACAAGCAACTGGAGTATCTTCTATTTCTTTGGACTCTGTCCAAACTACTGCATTTACAAATAATGTAAAGGGTAAAACCCTTATATTTAGTGGATACATCCGAAAAGGGTCAACCTTCTTACCTGACGTTAACGTCCTACTTTTTACAGCAGCAGCAGAAGCTAGATTTTCTGCCTCTGTAGATATTAATTCCCTAGTTATTCCAAACGCGGCTATTCCTGGAGCAGCCTCTGCACCTGTGAGGTTTTCTGTGGCCTTATCTGTACCTGCTAATTCAGCGGCTTTAGGATTTACTGTGCGAGTTAACGCTGTTGGCGTGGTAGCAGATGCTAATGCATATTTTGAAGTTTTTGGCTGCAAACTTCAAGAAGGCAATTTTGCTACCCCGCTCGACTTCAATAGTTTTGAGTCTGAGTGGGCTAACTGCTTAGATTATTATGAGAAAAGTTTTGACTATGCAACTGCTCCTGCACAAAATGCAGGCGTGGTTGGTGCTCATTACTTTCTCCAGCCTGTAGCAGCACTAACAGCAACTGCTACTCCCCCCGTTAAATTTGAACGGGCTAAGCGTATTACTCCTCTACTTGTTACTTATAATCCACAAGCTGCCAATGCTGAGATTAGGACTGAAGCCATTGGCGATTGGACACTGACTACTCCTGCTATTATAGCACAAAATGGATTTAGACTAACTGGCACTACTCCTGCTGGTACAGCAGTTAATCAAGGCTGCTCTGTTCACTGGACTGCTGACGCTGAAATCTACTAATGGCATATAACACCTTCACTGTTGGCTTGAATCTCGCTGAGTTTCCTTTCATCAGCGACTTCTTTGCTCGCAGTGTAATGGTTCCGCAGTTAGATATACCCCCGCGCGTTACTAGAACTAACGATGTTGGTTCTGTTGAGTCTCGAAATCCAGAACTTGCACAGCATCTCTATGCTCAGAATGTAATGCCAGCAACAGAAGGGCTAATGAGCGTAGGTTATGTGCAGCTTTTAGCTGCAATTCCCGGCGCAACTGACTTCGACCAAGTGATTACACTGCGCGATGAGGATGAAAACAACTTTCTTTTCGCTCCTGCTGGTGGTAAGAACTACATAATGACTGCTCTTAGTGGCACGTGGGCACCACACAGCAGTTTTGTAGCTACTCCTGGCAGTTTAGTGACTCGCGCCTACGTTAATGGCAGAACTTTTGTCTGTTACGAGTCACAACGAGTGTTAGAATACGATTTTGCCACTGATACACTCAATACTGCGGTGATTGTGGGACTTCCAGCGCAGGCTGAAGGCATTAGTGCGAGCAATAACTACATGCTAGCGTGGGTTGGTCTCGAAGTTCACTGGAGTAGTTTGATTGACCCATTGGATATGGTGCCAAGTATCCAAACTGGCGCTGGATTTGCAATTCCGCAGGATGTAAAAGGCCCAATTCGCAGTATTGTTCCTATTTCTGGTGGTTTCATCATCTACACTACCAAGAATGCAGTAGCAGCACTGTATACTAACAATGCACGCGCTCCTTTCGTGTTCAAGGAAGTGAGCAACACTGGTGGTATTCTTGACCCTGAGCAGATTAGCTTAGATGCAACCGTAGGATTCCACTATGGTTGGACTTCTAACGGGTTACAGAAGATTACAGCTAATACCAGTGAGCCGGTTAGTGGTGCTGCTTCTGATTTCTTAGCTGGTAGGATACTAGAGACATTCGATACTATCACCAATTTGCTAACGGTACAGCGATTGACTACTAACGTGCACGTTAAAGTAACCCACGTTAGTGGCAGATATTTGGTAGTTAGCTACGGGAAAGATGTAGGGGCAACACCGCAACTATTCTCTCATGCAATAGTCTTTGATACTGTTCTTAAGCGGTGGGGTAAATTACTAGTTGACCACTCGGATTGTTTTACTTATCCGTATCCAACAATCCCCGGAGTAATTACTCAGTCACCGCATAAGCAAAGTTTAGCATTTCTGCAAGCAGATGGAACTATTCTCCAGTGTGTGCTTGACTATCGTGACCAACAAGACGTGGGAGTTCTTATTCTTGGTAAGTTCCAGCTTGTTCGTCAGAAGAACATTACCTTTCAGACCTGTGAGTTTGAAAGTTTGATTGACGCCTATCCTCCTGACGTTTATCTACTAGTAAGTCTGGATGGAAGGAATATGGGAACACCACAACAGTTGCAAGTAATCAAAGATAATGGTAACTATAAGAAATATGGTGCTCCTGCTTACAGTGGAACAGGTGCTGCTCCTGCGAGGTCAGGAGTTAGTTTGTGCCTGCTGGTTAAAGGCACATTTGAGTTAGCTGCTAACATACTTACGGTGACTCAAAGTGGTAATCGGTAGCAAAATTCAGACTGGTTTACCGCAGGTTCCTTCAGGAGTTCCGGAACCGCTGTTCAATCAGTTCTTTATAATCTACCAAGCTATTCAGAATCTTGCTAGACAGTTCTCTGAATTTGCTGGTGTTGACGAGTGGGATTCTACCATTTGGAGTCAGCTATCAATTGATGATACCATCTGGAAAATTAATCCTGCTAGACTTTATGTGCCACAGAACGAAGCACTAGTTTATGGTGAATGTGCCTCGCTGATTCTAGACGCTGGGATTTTGAAAGTGCGTAAAGCTGATGCTACTAACAATACGCGCCCAGCAGTCGGATTTGTTAGTAGCCAAGACCATGTTTCTGCTGTTGACCAGTTCTGTGAAACAACTATTGGTGTTGGACTCATCACGGGTGTCAGTGGTATGATTACCGCAGCGCGCTATTTTACGCACACTACGCCGGGAGTTATTACTAACGTGGCACCTGTAGCTGCTGGAAATATTGAGCAAGTAGTTGGTGTTGCTCTTTCTGGCAACAGGTTGCTAATGAACATTGACCAAGCTTGGATACAGCATTAGGAGCTATCATGGATGATGTTGCTGACCTTCTTAACAAGATAATTGCAGAAGCTCCAGGCACTGTGATTATCATTAATCTCGGTGGAAGCGGAGATAGTGAAGAAGAGGAAGAAGCTGAAGGTGAACTCAGCAGTCCTGCTGAACAGATGATGGTTCAACAGGATGAGTTAGCTGATGCTGCTCCCGCGCCGGGTGATAACTGGTTTGCTGATGCTTTCTTTGAAGCTATCTTTACTACTCCTGAGCTTACTCAGGATGGTTATCCTTCACCAACTGTTCCATGAGAGGGAGTTAATAATGGCCGATGACAGGGGTTCTGAGTGTGATTCTGATACTCCCGAAATTGGGAGAAGGAGCACAGATAAATTGAAGCTCAAACTTCCATGGTTGTCACTAGAACTCAGCGGCAAAGACATAGTTATCTTTGGTGCGATTTCTGTTGTTGCTGCTGCTGCTATCTACGGTCTGTATCTCCATGATGAAAAAGCAGATAGTAGACTTGCTAAGATTGAGAAGCATATTGAGAACAGTGTCGAGAGCCAAGATGCTACTAACTACATCTTGACGCTTACACAAGATGAACGTAACAATCTTCAGCTAATCAAGCCGAAGAAAATTCGTGAAATGGAACGACGCAATGACGCTAGGTGAGAAGCAGAGACTCTTTGTAAAGTTAGTTGGTATGCTCATAGCTTGGTGCTATGCCAATGGCTATGAGCTTACCTTCGGAGAAGCAGTAAGGAGTAAAGCGCAAGCTGAAGCTAATGCAGCTTCCGGCGCAGGTATCTCTAACTCCCTCCACCTAGTTCGTCTTGCCATTGACTTGAATCTTTTCATTGGTGGAATCTACCAGATTGGCTCCGAAGCATACAAACCATTAGGAGAGTTTTGGAAGTCTTTGCATCCTCTGTGCTGCTGGGGTGGTGACTTCTCCAAACCTGATGGAAATCATTTCAGCCTCGAACATGAAGGAAGGAAATAACTATGGCACAGCGCGTTGCTAGTTGGGGGCCGAGACTATTCAACAATAAGAGTTCCACATGGAAATCGTGGGCCACAGGTGGTATGCTTCCTGGCGGCGTCATGCAACTTGCAAGTTTTTATGCTCCGCTTACTGACGCCGGTAATGGAGTAGTAAATACTAATCTTGGTAGAGGTTTAGGGTCTGCGACTTTTAGCAGAGCTAATCCAATAGCTACTACTTACAATAGGTCTGGAATAATTATTCCTGTTGGTGCTAATCTACCTCGGTCATACTATGACCCAACGACACTTGATTTCGAGGGATATTTAGATGAACCGCAAAGAACAAATTTAATACTGTGGAGTGAAGATTTTAGTAATGCTGCGTGGGGAAAGATTGATACAACTGTAACTGCTAACGCTACTGTTGCTCCTGATGGCGCAGTTACAGCAGATTTACTTACTCAAGGTGCAGCAGGAACTGCTCAAACAAGACCAGCGGTGGCTCTAGTAGGAACTGCAAACGGATTTTATAGTATCTCTAGTTTTGCTAAATACAGTAATGCTGCTTGGATTCTTCAAACTATTGATGATGGTTTAGGGAATAGTTTCCAAAGTTGGTATAATATTCAAACAGGTGTTTTAGGTCAGTCTGCTGCAACAGGCACAGGTACATCCGTAAATGCTTTTATTCAACAATGTCCTAATGGTTGGTATAGATTAAAAATTGTTGGAAAAGTAAACAACGCGTCTACTGCTATTACTCCTCGATACTTAGCTGTAGATGGAGATGGACTTAGTACTCGCGCTACTCCAAACATGGCCTTTTACTGCTGGGGCGCTCAGTTTGAGGATGCGGATGTTGTAACTACTTATATTCCAACAGGTGCTGCTGCTGTTGTGCGGACTGTTGACAGTGGGCTTTCTTACCCTCCTGGTGGAAATATATCTTTTACTGAAGGTAGTGTTTTAGTTACAGGACGTTTGCACGGAATTTTGCAAACACCTACTATTCAGTATTTCTTCTCATCTGGGGCGGGTGGTCAAGTCATGTACCACTTCAATACTGCGCCAAATAAGATAGATATTTTTGATGGAACATCTGTTGCTTCATCTGCTGCGGGAAGTGTAATAACTGGGCCACAGAAGAAGTTTATGGTTACTTGGGGGCCAGCAGGACTGTCAGCTACTAAAGAAGGGCTTGCTCCTAACACAGTTGCTTTTGATGGTCTTATGCTTGGAAATGGTATTATTATTGGAGCTGGCCCGGCTGGAGCAACTGCGTGCATCGGAACTACTAAAGAAGTTTGGGTTTGGCCGAATCAACTTCCACCAAGTTACCAACAAGGAGCAACTGCATGAACTCAACTAACTACACTCATGGCAAGATTGCTGGAATCATTCAACTAGTAATTGGTTTGATTCCCTCCCTAGCACTTCACTCCATGTGGCCAATACTGGCAGGGGGCGCGATTGCTATGTCTTGGTTTATTTCTCGTGAGCACGCACAGCAGCAAACTGACAATAAAATCCTTACTGGAGTTCCCATCGCAGAGCAGAACATCTGGGATGGTTTCAAAGGCTGGGACAGAGACCGCCAAGATGATGTGCTCTTTCCCCTCTATGTAGTGACTGTCATCGACGTATCAACCTTCATAGGACTTTACCACCAATGGCTCCTATCCTTCTTGCGCTAGCAAATCTAGCTCCGCTGCTCACCAAGTATATTGGTGGCAGTGATTCGACTGTAGGCAAGGTAGTTACTGCTGCTTCTGAAATTGCAACTACCATCGCTGGCGCGCCCACTGTGGAAGAAGCTATTGTCAAAATCTCCAGTGACCCAGAGAAGCTAGCACAGTTTCGTTTGCAAGTAACCCAACAGTCTATTGAGTGGGATAAAATATTTCTTGCTGATATACAGTCAGCTCGTGACCGTGATGTAAAATTACGCCAAGCAGGTTATGCTAATAGTAGAGCTAGCTGGATGCTGCTTTCTGCTTACGCAGGGGTCGTGATGTGCTTCTTTGGTATCTGGTCAACCGACCTTGATGACTTTCAGAAATCAGTTTTAACCTTGGTGCTTGGTCGTATGCTTGGTTATATTGACCAAGGATTTAACTTCGAGTTTGGTACTACTCGAAACAGCAAGGCCAAAGATGACACGATTAGCAAACTTTCTGGAGGTAGCTAATGGTTACTGCTGTAAAAGCACCGATTGAGTATAATTCGCCGCTAAGTTCTGCGATGAGTCTTATCCCATATCTGGGAGGCACTAAAACATCCACGTCTGCTACGTCAGCGACTAGTGCTAATATTGACCCATTAGTTTCAGTTCTTAATAGCCAGTTAGACCCGAAATCTCTGGAGAGCTTAGTTGACTTGCTATTCAATCAAGCTGCTAACAAAGTTCCTGGTCTTACTGCTCAGTATGCCAATGCTACTGGAACTAGAACTAAGAACAACTCAATGCTTTCAGGTAGTTTGGCTGAGCTGAATATGAACTTGGCGCAAGCCATTTCTCAAGCTATTGTTCAGAACACAGCTAATGCTTCTACTACTGCGGGACGCATTGCTGATGCTACTAAAACAACTACTACCAGCCAAACTCAGAAGTCTGCTCCAGGAGTTAATGCAGGTAAAGCTGCCGCGACCACGCTACTTGGTGGTTTTGCTCTTAACAAACTTGGGAAGAGCAAGATATTTGGAGGAGAAGAAACTCCCACGCCACAGGTACCAGTTTCCATTCCACCCACTGTTACCAGTGCTCCTGTAGTGGATGCAACTATTACTACTCCTCCTGACGCTGCTCCATTGGATGTTGGTTCTAATGTAGATATTAGTCCCTACGTGGACTTTGCAGCGGTGCCATCTGTAGAATTGCCACCAGTAGATATTCCAACTGACCTTCCTCCTGTGGATGCGGTTGAAGGTGGTGGTGACATCTTTCAAGGGTCAGGAGATTTCTTCGACTTCGATACTTCTGTCTTTGGATTTGCTGATGGTGGTCGAGTTGGTAAACCTCCGGCTGGTTACGCAAATGGGGGCGTAGTTAGAAACCTGCCTAACTTTGGGCCACGCCAGCCAACGCAAACTACTAGAGCAGCTAACTATGCTGCTTCTGCTCCGGCTCCTGCTCCTGCTCCTGCTGTTCCACAAGTTCGCAGAAGGGAACCAACTGACGTTACTAATCCTGAAGGTGGTGGAGATGCTGGGTCAGTTTCTGACGCCTCTGCTCCTGGTGGAGCTGCTGGTTTTCAAGGACTTGGGCCAGCACAGATGGCAGCAGTAGTTGCCTCCTTTGCTATTGGTGGCCCTGTAGCAGGATTAGCAGCGGCTGCTCGCGCATTGACGCTTAATGGTGTAATGGCTGCTTTCAAATCTCCTGCTCCGCTTGCTGCTAACGTAGTTACTGCGCCAGCTCCCGGCCCCGGAGAACCTGATACTACTTCTTTAGGTGGTGTAGAAACTCAAGCTCCAGCAGAAGTTGCTGATTTGAGTCTTAGTTCACCGCCAGGACTTACAGCAGCAGAGATGGCAGTGTCAGCGGTAGGTTTGAGTCCTGAAGAAATATCTGCTATGACCGCAGAACTTGGTGCTCCTGGAGTTACTGCTGCCGACGTAACTGCTGCTGTTGATGCTGCTACAGGAATTAGTGGAGCTACTGGAACAGAAGATACTACTGGAACAGAAGCTAGCAGTGATGCTAGCAGTGATGCTAGCAGTGGCACAGATGCTGACTCCGATGCTGGTACTGACGCAGGTGGCAGTGAAGGAGATGCTGGTGGTGATTCCGGCGGTGGTGATGATGGTGGTGGAGATGGCGGCGGTGATGGTGGAGGCGACGGTGGCGGAGATTCCTACGATGGTGGCCCTGTTGGTAAAGGCAAGTCTAAACCGCGTGTTGCAGGTATTGACCAAGTTCCAATCCGGGCAACTCCTGGAGAGTATGTGCTTCCGGTAGACGTTGTTGACTATATCGGACAAGATACTCTTGACCAGTTGGTTGCGATGGTTCATTCTCCTTTGAGGACTGGTACACATGGCTGAAGCACCAACTACAGTTCCAGTATCTGCTGCTCTGGACTGGTTAGATAAGAACGCTGAAACCTCAGGCGTTGCTCCTTCTCTTGCCAAGCAAATCTTTCTTGCTGAGAACCTTAATGAGACTAAGGATGGCAGGATAATTGTCCCTAACAGCATTGCTGCTGGTCAAACTAGTCCCAAAGATGCTTACGGTCTAATGCAAGTTAGACCCAGCACTCATGCTGCTCTTATTAAGCAAGGATATTTGCCAGAAGGTCACACGATGGGTGACTGGCAAACGCAGCTTGAAGCAGGACTTGCTGCCATATCTGCAATGCAGAAAGAGCAGAAAACTACTGACCCTACTGTTATTGGTGCTGCCTACAATGGTGGTTTTAAATCAGGTAGGTTAGCTAGTGAAGGTAAGCATGACCAACTTCCCGCAGAAACTCAGAAGTATGGTTTCCGCATGGCTGCTGCCAGAGACTTCCTAGGCATCAATAACACAGCAACTGGCGCGCCCTCTGCTTCTGTTAGTCCTCCAACCGGACTTCCTACTTCTAATCTTCCCGTTCGACCTGGTACTTCTGATACTATTGGTCGTGGTATTGAAGCAATGCAGCAAGTTCTTACTGATGGCAGTAAGCTATTTGATGAGTTGGTTAAGACTGTCACTGACAGCTCTACTGCTGCGGCTTCTGCTAAGACCAGAGAAGCAGATTCACTTCGCCAAGCGGGAGAAGCTAGGGCGCGTGCTGATGTAACTACGGGTGTTGTAGAATCAATGATTCTTAAGATGAAAGAGCGCACCGCCAACATCTTGGGAGTCAACACTAACAATACCAATAACGTAGTTGCGGCTGAAATCAGTAAGCAGGATAGTCTTGAAGCTCAGATGAATCCGCTGAAGGCTGATATTGACAGGCGCATGAGTGTTGGTTTGTTTGACAATCCTCTTCAATGGTTAATTAATCAAACTGTGCTACCGGGTAAAGTTGCACAGTATAACGCGCAAGTCCAGGACTACAATAATTCTGCGACTAAGATTAACTATCGGCAGACTACTGCTGATGCTCAGAACAAAGTCGATGTTGCTGGAACTGCTGACTTAGTTGCTCAGCAGTATGTGGACATTTCCAAAGCTAATGCTGCTCAGTTCAATGCTAAGGCAGAAACTGCGCTGGCTGAAGCCTCTGGCGCGCGAGCCGCAGCTACACTCTCCATTGCTAGACTTGCAGAGCAGCAACAAGACAACAAACGCCAGTCTATTCAGTATGCTCTTACATTAGCTGAGCATCAAGAACGGAGTCAGCTTAAAGAAAAAGACAGAAAACAATTAGAAGAAACTGATGCAACAGTTAAGACTATTGGTGAAGCTATTGGTGCTCCCAATATGTCGTCGATGGCACTTAAAAATGCCACCAAAGAAGTTAAAGATATGTGGGAGCGCGCCATCGTTACTAAATCAGCGGGCGATTCTTTCACTGAAGCTTTTCTTTTCATTAAAAATCAAGGTAACTTAAATAACTTGCGTAAAGGTGCTCGTGCTGAGTTTGCTCAGTATCAGCAAGATTTTCAGGACACCTTTAGTAAGCGTGTCCCTGAACTGTATACTAACTGGAGCACTATGTTTCCTGCTTCTGGTGGTAAAGTTCCTACAGAAAAACAAGTACAGGCTCAGGCGCTAACAGAGATAGAAAACAGTATTAAGCACGAAGTTAATACTAATATGCTTAATGCTCATGCGTATAATCCTTATTTAATTAATCACTCCAGCACTATTAAACAATGGAGTGGTGATGTTAATAATCCAGTGTATCAGTTTGTAAAAACTCAGCTGGAGAAAGGCACAAAGATAAATGACACCATCCTTCTTAAGGCTATCAGCCAACAAGTAAGTTTGGGTCAAGTTGCTCCTAGAGACGCTGCGATAGCGGTTGCTGACTACTACTCCACAGCTGTAGCTCGCAATAATGCTCAGCGCGATTTTAACTTTATGGGGATGCCTGCTCAGGAAACTTATCGTGTAGTGCTGCCCGGCTCTAAGGTAGCAGCTAATTTAACTAATATTGCAAGCATAGACAATCTGTTCACTTCCATGAAAGTGAAATCAGCGCGCTTCCCACCAATTCAAAGTTTTGCTACTACTCCTGAGGGAGCAGTTACTGGTGCCCAGATGATTCCGCGTCAAATTCCTCAGCGCAAACCTGTCAGCAGCGATACGGTGTTTGCAGTGCCAGCTCCGGAGAATAACTAATGGAAAATGATTTTAGCAGCAGTTCTATCATAGCAGCAGCAGACACTGCTAATATGCAGGCTGGTGCTGATGAGTCTCTTCTGGAGCGCGCTAGTACTTTTACAGGAGCTGCTATACTTAGTGGTATTTATAGCATTTACAATACTGCTGCTGGAGCCGCGAATTATCTGGGAGCAGATATTGAGAAAGCAGATGTTGCTAAAACTCTTTCAGAGAATGACGCCAATCAAGGTGAGTATTATCAAAGAAATAAAGAAGCCATTGATGCTACTGGCTTTATGCTTACCTCTCTTATTCCTGGCGGTCTTGCACTTAAAGGTTTACAGCTTGCAAAAGCTGGAACTCTTATTGGCCCCTACGGACGCGCGCTAGGTTACTTTAGTGATAGGCGCACGGCTGCGCTTACTGCTGCACTTGACGAACTAGGAACTAGTGGCGGCACTATCTTCAACCAGATTAGCAGAAACAAGCTTGCGGCTATGGGCTGGGAAACAGCAGACAACGTGCTACAAGTAGCAGCATTTGAGACTGCTGTTTCTGCTACTATGAAGCAGTCGCCACTTCTGGAAAAAGATGATTTGGCAGATATTGGCTGGAATATTGCTAAAACTGCTGCCATTTTTGGGCCTATCGGCGGTGCCATTAGTTCTCTAGCTATTCACAATGTGTATAAAAATGCTAGCAGACTCATTGAGCCGGAGATGCGGAAGTATGACCTTCTTCATGTGCTCAACGGAGTTAACGATATTCCTGATGGCAGTAAAGCTTTCCTACTTCTTAAGAGTGCGTTGGAACGTCCCGGCGAAGGATTCAATATACCATTCCAGCATCCTTACTTAACTGAGGGAAAGACTTACGAACTTCCTACCAGTGCTGCAATGCTTCGTGCGCGTGACACTGGAACTAAGCATGCGTGGACAGAACTTGATAACCTCACCAAACTTATGGCAGGGGGTGATGAGGAAGTTGCTGGTGCTTTCTCCCACTATATCTATCGCACAGTTGGAGAGATGCAACAAGCTGGCCGCGACATTCCTGCTATCACGGGATTTCTTGAGGACAACTTACTTAACGTCAGTAAGATTTCCAGAATATCTGACAAAGCAGATAAAGGCATGGGAGATTTATTCTACCTTGCTAAAGAAATTCCGAAAGAAACTTATTCACAAATTAAGACTGTGGATGATTTCATCAATGCTATTCGTAGTCGCGCCCCATTCGAGAAAAATGCTGGCAGTCAGCCCTATGAGATTCTAGGAAACTTTGATGATGTTAAGATTGCTTCGATTGGGGATACTTCCGATGCTGTTTCTCGTTTCCCGCGCTATGCAACTCCTGCCGATGCTTATGCTGATGGCATTGACGTAGTAGTTATGCGTGGTGGAACTCTTAGAATTAATCCTAAGTCTGAGCGAATCGTTGACCACTCTGACCCGCTGCTGCGCCCGCGCCAGTATTTCAATATGCCGTCTAGGAGTTTCTCCTACACCGCGCAACCCACCATTGCAGATATGGGAACGGTAGCAGTTGTTGGTGCTAAGGATACAGTTATTGCTGGAACTCAGCCAGCAAGAGTAATGAAGATGTTTGATGATTTTGAATTGAGGAAGATGACTACGGTAGATGCTAGTGCGCGTTATGCTTGGCTTGCTCATAAGACAGGTGATAACTACACACTGGCCGCGCTTCCTCACCGTATTTCTGCTACTGACTTTCCTATGCTGGAACGTATTATGCAGGAAGGTGCAGAGAAGTGGAAAGACATTGAGCTTGTTTCCATTGATGGCAGCTCCAGGAAAGTTGGAGACATTGCTAACTTTGGAGAGTTTCTCACCAGCCAGAAGTTAGGAACACTGAAAAATCATTTTGCTGAAGGGCCGGAGGATTTACTATCTCTGGGAGTTAAACTAAATGTGGATTCATCGTGGGTGCAGAAAGCTATTGAGCATAACTTTGTATTTACTGACGACTTGATTGCTGGTGCTACTGTTCCTCTGCATCGTTCTCTTTATCCTGCTAACGTAGAAGTTCGCTGGGATTTCAGTAAGACCGTGAAAGCAGCAAAAGGACTCGTACAAGACCAACCTACCCTAGTAGGAACTAGTGGGCGCACTCTTCCTGCTGCTGGTAAGGCTGATTTTGTTCAGGCACTTCCTGATGGTGCTGGTAATGCTATCTATGGAGAACTAGGAACTACTTATGCGATTAAAATTGGTAAACAGCAAGCTGAAGATGCGGCTGTTTCTGTGCTTGGAAAGTGGTATCACCTTCTGCCTGATTTGGCGGAAGATGCAACTAAAGGTGCGGATTCACGTGGTGCAGGGCCAACATTGGCAGGTGCTTCCAATGCTGACTACGGCGATTCTCTGCGCTCAACTTTCCAGTTTGCGGGTAACATCACAAACCAGGCAATTAAGGAGGCAGCAAATCTACAGTTGGCTCGCTTCCAACCCATAATGATTCGTATTGCAGATGACAAGGAAGCTGCTGCGGAACTGGGCATCCTTACTACTCGTCTGCGTAGGTCGTCAGAGAAGTTTGTAATTGACCCTAACGATAGCACCAGACTTGTTAACAAAAAAACTTTGATGGTTAATGAGGATGGAACTACATCAGTCTCTACTGCTAAGATTGATGAGCTTAAGAAAGCCGGTGTTGATACTGTCTATCAGATGAAGAACAGTAACACAGTTGACTTCATTAATACTTACAGAGAAGCTAATGCTCAGTGGGTGGAGAAGAGGAAAGTATTGCTCTCAGCGCGCGGCTGGAACATTAACTGGGATGCGAATGTAATTCACGTTCCTCCCGTAGATACTGGTCGTTATCCCTTCTTCGCCTTTGTGCGAAAGAGAGAAGGTTTCTTAGGAGCTAGCAGTGAAGTAAGTATGATTACTGCTAGAACCGATGCTGAGTTGCGGAAACTTACTGATGGCGTTCCGCGTGGAGAGTATGATGTTCTCTTCAAAGAAAATACCAAAGCTTATCACAAAGCTAAGAGCACTTACGACTACCAACTTTCTATGAAGGAACCAGCAGTTAATAGTGACCTTCAGAAAGCTGGTGTGCTTGGTGATTTCTTCCCTGAAACTGCCTCGGATGTTGTGCTTGAAGATTATCTTCGTCATATCCAACAGCAAGAATCCAGAGTAGTGCGGCTAGGTGTTGAGACCAAATACGCACAGCAATTTGCAGAACTTCGTAATCTTGGACGCCAGTTCGAGGAAATTTCTACTTCCAAGATGCAGGCTGATGTTAAGAAATTCAAGAGTCAGATTGAAAATCCTTTCGAGGAATATACCAAGTTAGCTCTTGACATTAGCAAGCGTAGCGAATACACCCTGCTTCACGATGCTAATGAATTTGCTGAGTCTCTTGGCAGAACTGCCTACCGAATGTTTGAGCTTAATAAAGACAAAGCTCTTAGCAGGATGGTGTCTTGGGAAGAAGCTAATAAGATTTCTGAGGGCTTTGGTATCAAAGGCCCCTACAATGCTAATAACATTGAGCAGTATATTGCTGCTAATTCTCCTGCCGAACGAAGCCTTACAAAAGAGTTTGTAGGCAAGGCTAATACGATGATGGTTAATTTTGCTCTCCGTTTGGATATGGTGCAAAGTTTAATCAACACTATTAGCACTCCTATTCTGCTATCCACGGAAATGTCTAGCATCAGAACGCTCGTTGCTAATGACTCTGCACTTGCCGGGAAGTTAGCAGAACTTCGTAGCGTGCAAATTCCTGGCATGGACGCGGCAGTTCCTTCTACTCTCAAGCTTCTTGGGCGCGCTATCCAAAACTTCTTCGGAGATAACAAAGAGCAGCTCCTTAGTCGTTACAAGGATATTAGAGTCATCAATGAAACCATGAGTAAGTATCATGAGATGATTGATGCCTTCTCTCTCAAGCCGTGGCAGGGAGTAAACAAGTATAAAGAAATGGGAGATAAAGGAATTGAGATTGGTGCTAAGTTCACTGGCAATGCTTGGAGTGAGGAATTTACTCGCTTCGTATCTGCCAATGTAATGCACCAACTCACTGACCCAATAGTTGAAGCAGGTAAGATGAGCTTGAAGGAGCAAAATGCTTATATCAGTATCTTCGTTAACAGAGTGCAAGGAAATTACCTCGCATCTCAAAGACCTATTGCTTTCCAAGGAGTGCTTGGCTCGGCTGTCAGTCTCTTTCAAACTTACCAGTTTAATCTCCTCCAACAGTTATTCCGTCACGTCGCAACAGGAGATAACAAAACTGTCTTCACTATGATGGGTATGCAGGGAGCCTTATATGGTGCTAACGGTATTCCGTTCTTTGAGGCTGTTAATAATTATCTCATTGGTCAAAGTAGCCTCAACCCGACTCACAAAGACCTCTACTCTACAACCGCACTGGCTAGTAAAGCAGTTACTGGTAGCACTAGCATGGGTGAATGGCTTATGTATGGAACCGCGTCAGCCTTCCCCTTCTGGAGTAGCAACGCTCCTGCTCTTTATACTCGTGGCGATATTAACCCTCGTCACATCAGTGTTCTGCCTATATCTCCTGCTGATTGGGTTGGAGTTGATGGCAGTATTAGGATGGTGAGTAATCTTATTGACTTCGGAAAGAAAGCTGTGCAAGGTGCTGACATGAGCACTTCACTACTGGAAGCTCTGGAGCACAATGGAATTAATCGGCCATTGGCAGGAATGGCGCAGGTTGTTGCAGGCAGGAGCACTACAAGCAAAGGTAGTCTCATCAGTGCTAACAACGACTTCCTTAGCCTTGCGACTCTATCACGGATTGCTGGTGCAAAACCGATGGATGAGAGTCTCGCGCTCAATACCTACTTCCGCATTAACGGGTATCAAGCTGCTGACCAGCAACGCTTAGAAGCTTTGGGAGAAACAGTTAAGACAAAGTTGAAGAATAACAAGATGCCTACATCAGAGGAGATGCAAGCTTTTCAACTTGAGTATGTTAAGTCTGGTGGCAGGATTGAAAACTACTCCGCTGCCCTCCAACGCTGGAGTAAAGATGCTAATGTCAGCATTGTTAACAAGCTGATGCAGGAGCATCAAACTAGCTACAGCAAAAACATGCTTAGCAATATGGGTGGGCGGCAACTTCCAGATTACAGGAATACTGGAACTGCTCAACCTGTAATTCCAGCAGCTACTGATGAAAATGAGGATGTTGACCAAACAGAGCAGTATCGACGCTCTAGCAATCGCTACGGCGGTGTGCGCGGTTAACCGTGAGTTTCGTCAAACTCTTTAAGTAAACTATAATCCACGTAAACCATCTTATTGTTAAGCGCACGCTGCTTAGGTAAGAATCCTTCTCCCTTCACTATCTGTATCTTATCAGCATTTTGGAGATTCACCAGTAGATTGCTGAGGTCATTGACCTTATCTAGGTCATTAGATACTACCTTCCACAACTCCGGTAACTTCAGTGGCCGTTTAGTATCGTAGAGCGCGTTCATAATTTTGTTAGCTGCTTCTGCGTTCTTACTCTTACCAAACTCACCTAGTGCTTTTGGCATGAAGCTTTCAGTGTAGGTAAGCAAGCTGTTGGCTAGCAGTGCATCGTCAAGAGTTACCACCTTGCTGACGCGGCAGGCAGCGCACACAATACAAAGCTTCAGTAAATGTGTGAATCTGCGAGTACTATAGTGTTTGAACCGCTGGTCTGCTATCTCCTGCCAACTCCTGTAAACTAAATCCAATGCACGCCTAGCATCAGCAGTAATAACTAAGCTTCCTCTGCATTGTTCACGCATTGCTCGGAGTGTATCTACTATCTCCTTTTCTAGCTTAGGGTCTGGGTCACTAGGAAAAGTAAACTTCTTACCAGATGGTTCAGAGTAGACTAAGATAATTCTACTCATAATCCCTTGGCCCAGGGACTGCGGCGGAAACATTTGTTGGAAACCGGCATGGGTATTACCTCCGAGTAAAGAGACTGTCGGCTGGAAGATTTTAACACTCTTAGAGTTCTTGAGACGATACTTATAAAAACCTCTCTCATCGTCCCAGTCCCAAAGGTCGCCCAGGTCTGAAAGAAATTCCAAGTCTCCCGGCGGGAGGAAGTTATTAAACTCAGGGGCGACAATAAATACTTCTCTTGGGTCAGCTCCGGAAGTATCTTCCAGCCCTCCCTCACCAAATAGATTCTCAAAAACCTTGTCTGTGCCAGCTTTCTTCTTCTCATCTTCCCCGATACCTTCAAGGTCAAGCAAGAATTTTTCTTTCCGTGTCTTAGAAGCACTGAAGTTAGCATAGCCTGCATCCTGTAAGAGTTTCTTGATTGCGTAAGTAGCAGTGTTTTTGCGCGTGCCAGGATTCCCAATCAGCATGATATAGTGATTAGGAAATACACGAAACCTGCCCATGTTAATGTAGCAGTTTCGACCGAGAAATGCGCCTACGGCAGATATTAAACTCCACCGATAGTAAATCAGCGGTGGTTCAGTATCTTTGACGTAGGCAAAGAAAGAGTCGAAAAGACTCTTAGTTGCCATGATGCTACTGCTTAAGTTCTATGTTGTCAGATGCTGTTATGTTTTCTATGGACTTAAAAGACATATCTTTCTTTTGAAGCCACATCACCAGAGCAGCTCTACCATCCTTGCCGAGAACTACTTTCTGACAAACCATAATATCTTCTGGTCGCAGTGTAGGATTATCCAGAAGATACTTAGCAACCATTGTTTCCTGATTTTGCTGCCAGATAAAACCAGCTATCTCAGCAGCCTTCTCAACAGATAGCTCAGGTTGCGAAGCATTAGCAGCCTCATCAACAATAACTAAATCAGGCTGGCGTCCCTGTATTTTTACATCATCGTCGTTATTCACTTGAGTTCACTCCATCGTTGTTTGCCGTGGGATACACTAACTGGAATCAGCATAGTGCGTTTGATTTTATCTGCACCTACTATTTCTGTGGGACAAGTAAGATACTCACGAACTCTCTCGTTCACCCACTCAGCACCAACTTTATACTGATAAGGTAAGCTATCATGAATCTGTGCTTTAAGTCTAAGAACACCACGAAAGACACCATAAACAGATTCCCACCAAACTTTGTAGAAACATTTGTTCATGATGGATACAGAAAGATTCTGCGGCTTGTGTGCTACTGCTGCATTTAGGTAATGTTTGTTTCCTCTGGGGTCGCCAAAGAACCAACGCACATGACCTAAAGGTGAAGTAAGTTTTTTAGTTGTTTCTATCTCAAGAATTACTGATTGATAGAAAAGACCCTTTACTCTTGTGTAGGTAGCAGCATAGCGGTCTAAGCAATACTTGCATACAGCTTTCAAAGTTAAGGATGCAGGCAACTTCAGCAGCACCTTTGCCAGCGCAACTGCTTTCGGCCCCATTGTGTCTAGCATTACACCTTCTGCCATGTTGTAGTTAGCACCGTGATTGGTGCGCTTGCTGGTATCTCTTATCTCTTTTGCTGCCTTGTTGCGCGGAGCTTTCTTTTCTTCATCCCAGAGTTCTTCGTATTTAATTCCAAAAAACTCTTGAGCATTCCAACTATGATAGTCTTTTCCTGACTCGACAAGTTGTATAAGTTTCTCATCTCCTGACAGATATGCAACACAGCGTGCCTCAGATTGCTCAAAGTCAGGCTCGGCAAGTTTCCATCCAGCATCTGAAATGAGAAATGATTTAATACTGTCTCCTCTTGGGATATTCTGTATCTGAAACCCAAACCAAAAACTACTTTCCTTACTAGCGAGTCTCCCGGTGTCCGTGCCACCAGGGTCAAGTCGATAGTAAAGTCTCCACCTATAAAGTTTATCCTCGACAATGTAAGTGGAAAGTAGTTTAGCTGCTGCTTTGTATTCTTTGATTTCACCGAGTATCCTTGAATTAAGTGGATGGCGGTATTCTGCCTTCATGGTATTAGCTTTGTCAGTGCTCTTCAAATCCTGACAGCCTAGAAGCTTGAAAAGCGTCAGCATCTGTTTCGGGCTTCGTGGATTGAAGTTGGGCGCGCTAACCATCTTCTGGATTGACACTAGTTTCTCTGCTGCTACTTTCTCTTTCTCTGCTTTAACCTTAGCAAACTGAACCTCATCAACCTTCCAACCTTCTATCTCACAGTGAATAGCTGGAAATACTAATGGGAATTCACTGCGATAATTGTTGATAGCCCAAGCAGGGAGTTCCCCCATAAGAGCAAGAAAAGCATTAAGAGTAGCCCAGCCATCCATAGCATTATAGCGATAGTAGCTTTCAATGCCTCCAGATTTTCCATCGTCTTTCCAGTATCGTATATTGCGGAGCGTAAAAGCTCCCACAAAGTCCAGACGCTTAGGCAACTCAGAATACCAACTATGAAAGAGATGGAGAGTATCGAAATACCAATAAAGAATTGGGCAGTTAAAACGCAATAGATATACAGCATCGTAGCTCCCACCTTGTAAGATTTTTGGGATTGGAAGCGCGCAGAATTTGCGAATCCATGTTAGAAAGAAGAGACTAGTAAACGGGACAACCACTGAGTTACTGCGGTGACTACTATGCCAGTAGCCAGTAAAGCTAATACAACTGACGAGTAAATCAGGATTAGTTCGCGGTGTTTCGATGTCAATAGCGATATAATCCGCAGCCTTAAATTCGTTGTAAAGATTTTCAATTGTAGATTCATCGGCAATTTCCCATTCAAATTTAGTTTGTTGGAACCAGCGCGCTGGCGCAGTTAACTTCTTGATAAACCTGTCAAATACAAACGCACCATAAGCAACAGACATTACGTGCTCAGGTGGATTTAGGACTACTACTGGAATCTTAGTGGTGCGTGTTGCAAGCAGTGAGCCTTGATAGTCGTCAAGAGTAAGAGCCTTGCGCGTATCCGGCTTGTTGAAATCTAACGTAGCATTGAGTATGCGCTCCAAGAGTTCCTGGTTTGCACACAGGATTCCTTCAATGGAGTGTTTACTGCACATTACTTCTAGTTCTGACACTGTATCAGGTGCGCGCATGAGCACCTGAACAGGATGCCCAATTAGTGCTGACAGTCTGGAGAACCGCGCCAGATAATTCTGCTGGTCTGGCGTAGTTACTAGGAGCAGTTTCATTTAATCTTCAAGTCCATAAATGCATCAGGAGTAGGATGCTTGCAGTGGTGAACCAGATACCTCTTAGGGTCGATGAGTCTCCACTGAGTATCGAAGCGTTCCCATACTAGCCCACCTTTACCGCAGAATTTGCAAGTACGAAGTCCATTGCGCTCAGGCCAGAAACTTATGCCTTCTTCATCATCTTCATCAAATTCTTCAAATTGAAGAGTATCCTCAGCATGGTCACCCATAAGTTTCTCCTAGTCTTTCTGTCCAGAGTTGTTCTGCTCTTGGATTTTCATAGCAGTAACCACCGCCGCGTCTGTGAACAAAGGAGTATCCACCGCAGTTGCAGTTTCTTTTCCTATTTGCTTCGGGGAATCTATCCCAGCACACATAAAGGCTTGCAGCAGCGCAGTGTTTACACTTTTTGGGTCTGACATAGAACCTCAGATGTTTAGAAATAGTCTGCCTTGTATTGCATCTGCTGCACCTACAAGGCACACTAGTCCTGCGACTCATAAGAAATGGGGTGCCAGGATTATTCCCAGCACCCCACTTAGTTACAGTACTTCCGGATTCAGCACCTGCGCGTAAACCTTGTCAGCGTCATTCTTATCCTTACGCTGTTTCAGGCTTGCACCAATGGTGATGTTTTGAATCTTCTCCACCAGCACAGAGACTTTGCTACCTTGCAGTCCCAGACCAGCAGCGATTGGTGTAACCAGCGCCTTGAACGCACCTTGACCGAACTCGTTGTTGAGCTGGAACAGGCTGCTAAACTTGGTGCCGATTTCCGCCGGTGTTTCGGCAGGGTTCTTCAGCTCCAGAGTTTCCAACAGAACAAACGATGCTTCGATGCAGGGATTGTCATTGACAACCTTCTTAGCCAAGCTGACTTGCAGCTTGTAGTGTCCCACCGGAGGAACGATAAATGGCGGCAGGTCTTTCAGGTCGTCGATGGACGAATCCATCAGGTCGTCGATACTCACAGGTTGATTTGAAGCATTCATTTGAAGTCCTTTGAAAGTTTAAGAAAGTTTAAGCAGTTAAGCTTTTGGTTGGTTGCCAGCCGTAGTGCGGCGTTCCTCCTCTATTGCTAAGAAAAGAATCATGTAAACAATAATATCCATTGCACGACCATCAATACCTTCAAGACGTTCACGAGTCTTGCCAGTATTGAGGTCTTGGATATACTGCATTACTGCGTCCCAATGCTTAGCGCAGTAAACAGCCCACACAGTTTCCATTGGAAGGCCAAGAGCAATACCATTGCGACGAAAATTAGCCAGACGGTCGGAGTCTCCCGCATATTCCCCTCCTTTGAGAGCAGCAAGTTTGTTGATTTCTAAGACTACCTTGTTTACTAAGGCGTCAAACTTTGCGTGGGAGTAGCGAGCGTGTGAATTGTCCATCACAGCGGCTCTTTGAATCCAACCTTAACAGAGTCTTTATTAAACTTGCGAGCAATGTGCTGCTGCAAGTCTATCCCTTCACGAGCGCAAAGCAAGTCGAGATAGATTACTATGTCGGCAGCTTCATCACCGATAGCATCTTGCTCGTTACCTTCTATTCTACTAACATCTCTACCGCCAATACCCTGGTCAGCACGCTGGATTTTCTTTAGCACATTCAGAAGTTCTCCAGCTTCGCCACCAATGGCACATCCCCATTCCATGATACTCCACGAATCTATGGGATGATGGAACGCTTCTTCACATCTTTTTACATTCAACTCACGCAGTTTTTGCAGGAACATTTGCTTTCCTTTTTAAGAGTCCGAGAATGTTTTGAGTACCTTCAGCTAACTTCTCAATCTCGATGCCAGTTCTACTGCCCGTCATTATCCTGCCATCGTAAACAGTGGAACTGAACGCCCTGTGCTTCTTGTTTACAATGTCAAGATATACAATGTTGTCAAAATAGCGACCAAACTGGCGACTAAAGTTTCTAGTTCCAGCAGCAGGAACAATTGTCTCCACATTATTTCCCGGAGCTTTTTCACCGCCACCTCCACTAGTGTCTTGTATCTGTTCAATCATTATTTCGTGACTGACAGCTACGCAGTTGAAGTTACCACTTTGCATGATGGAAAAGATTCTATCAAGCATGAATCCCTGTGCTCGATAGTCATGGAAGGTGGGCTTGTATTCCCAGTCATCTTTGATGATTGCAGACTTGATGACTGCATACATAGCAGACAGGCTTAGCTGAGTAACAGAGTTAATCACAAGCCAATCTTTGTTGGTGAATTCATTGAGGCAGATTCGTTCGACCGGCGCACCCAGCACCTTGCTGCAAACTTGGCAATCAACCTTGCCATGCTGCCAACAAATCTTGCACTCTTTACCTTTGATAACCTTAAGGAGTGTTTCCACTGCCATTGGAACAAGCTGGTTATCAGGCACCTTAATAACGTGGATGTTCTTATGGAATTCTACTGGCAGTATCTCTGGATTGAGCAGCGTCTTAACGCCATCTTCCAAATCAAACCACCAGATTGTGTAGCCAGCACGTGCTAGCTGTCCAACAAAAGCATCTTTACCCACCTTAGCTCTGCCATAAACCAGAACTTTGTGAGTTTCTTTATCTTCGTATTCCGAGAGTAGCATCGGTTTTGTCCTTAGGTTTGGGAGTTACACAGATGAAGTAGAATGTTTTGAACCACGGTTTTACTAGAATCTTGCAATCTTTGTAGTGCCGTTTGAGTGTGTAGCTTACTATTGATGTCATAGCACCTCTTGTTGACCAATAAGGAACAGGCCAAACAAGCAAGTCGTGCTTTTGCATTGCATCAATAGCATCCCACAAGTCAGACCAGCGAGTCTTGTTTCGTGCTTTCCTAACAATACCTGCGTTGGCTTCGTTAGCTGCTCTTAGCACTGAAAATATCCCTTGCTAAATCAGACAGCTTGAATTTGAAGTCGGGAGTTTCTGGGAATGGCATATCTGGAGTCCACTCTTCAAACTTCATGCTAGTATTAACCTTGAAGTCACAGACTCCATAGTGCGGGCAGCGTTTGGAAAAGCTCCAACAAGCATTGCCGCGCTTAGGAAACAATCCAATCTTCCTGTAGGTGCTGATTGCAGCATGGTCGTAAAGCAAATCCTGCAACCAATTGGCGCGCTCATTCCTGCTCTTCACGAATGGCAGCATTGTCCAGCTTCTTTTAGTGCTGGAATAGACGTTGTAGAAAACAGTGAAGGTAGATACACCACCCTCCAATCCTGCCACTGCATCTATCACAATTGAATATCCAAGTCCCTGGTCGCTGTTTCCATACATAGCTTCATCAGGGATTTGAATACTCGTAGTCTTAAGTTCCCATACTGCGTAGTGACCACTATGCTTATTACGCAGCACCAAATCTACGTGGCCTACATGATAGTAACCATTCTCACAGTCAAGAAAGAATAGGAGTTCCGCTGCTTGTTTACCATTGAAGGAGGCAAGTTCCCACTCATCAGACATTGAATTCCAGATAGGAATAAACTTCAGCACTGCCAGAATTGCTAGTGGCAGGCTCTTACCTTTCTTAGAGTTCTCCGTATCAGGGTCAATGTTCCAAGCTAGGAACGCAGCAAAGAGAGCAGCGTCCTTGTTGTTAGTCTTTGCATACGTCTGAACACCAGCTCCAACAGCATGACCAAAAGCAAAGTCTATGTTGGTAAGCGGCTCAGTTTCTGTTACTCGCGCAATCTTTATCTGCTGAAACTTTCTAGGACATTCTTGTAGATATGTTCGCTGCGAGTAGGAAGTAATGTTGATGAATCTGTAGGCAGTATAGTAGTTACTCTTGCTAGTCAGAGTAGCTTGGACTGCTGCTGCGCCTACAGTGGAGTCGAAGAATTCATCAACAGAGAGTGTCATAAATCGTCAGCAGTAACGCCTTTAACGCTAACGCGCTTAGGCTTTGCTTCTGGTAAGGGAGATTTCTCACCTGTTTGAGGATTGTAAAAATGTGGTTTAATATATTCTACGTACCATTTACCCTCCCATCCACAGTGCTGGTCATCACCGCGAGTAGCATATACATTGAGAGTTTTGTATTGATTTATTGGCATACCAATTACTACATCAATAGTAGAAGCATCAATGTTTTTCTCATGACCACACTTCCAACCTTTTGCGTTCTCAAGGTAGGTTCGATTGCCAATAAGGTGGCAGCAATCGCAACAGTAACGAGTATCTTTGGTGTCAGACACGGGTGATAGGCTCGAACCAGTGACCAGTAATACTGCAATACTCGTTCATGTTTCTTGTTTGATTGCAGTTAATGGTGTACAGCGATTTTTTAGGAGCACCACTAACTACGTCTATTGAAGTAGACCGTATATTCTTGGGATAGTGGCACTTCCATCCATCAGAGTTTTCTGGATAGTTACGATTACCAAACAGATGCTTGCAATCTTTGCAGAAGTTAGTTGGTGTGTTCATGTTATTTCCTTTCCGCGAGGGCGGCGTCGATGGCAGCGCACAGTTGATTATATGCAGACTTTCGTATTGGCCTAGTTTCGTTCGTGCTGGCGGCTACCGCAGCACCCACAATTGGTTTAACCTTTTTCATTGCTTTGCTGGCCGTCTCCAACCGCTCCTGCTGTAGTTTCGCGCTGTCGTAGAGCATGGAAATCTCAACCTTCAACGCTTCCTCCCGCTCCTGCGAGGCGGCGAGGGCGAGTTCTAACTGGCGAGCGATGTCCCACGGATTTGGCAAGTCCTTCTGTTCACCTTGCCGCCCTATAAAGCGGTTCGCTATCATCTTGTCATGCGCTAACTCTGCCGCGTCTACTATCGGCGTCTTGCTCTCCTGCACCGCAGCGGCTTGGATAGTATCATTGTTTATAACCATGTTAACCAGTACCTCCGCTGCTGTGAATAATTTCTTCCTGAGTGAAATTCTCAGGGACTAAGGAAATAGTTTCAAACATCTCTGGAAACTTTGACGGGTCTACGCTGTAGATGTTTGAAAAGCACTCAGCGATGAACAGATTAAAAGCTGCTTCTCTAGTTTCAGCAGCAATAACTGCACCGTGAGTGTCAGTATACCAAGCGTAAGACTCGCCTAATTCCGTTTTGGGTCGTACTAGAAACAGTCTCATAAATCCGCCGCACTAACATTCTTCAAGCTCTTGCCTTTGCCAGGCTTAGTGCCAGTAGTCTCTGCTGCTAGCACAATTCCAAGCTTCTTCTCAGCACCATTGATGATTACTGCAATCTGTGCTTCACTGAGCAGCATTGCTAGCTCCTCATACTTGATGAGGTTGTTATGTATGGCCCGTAGATGCGTAGCAAACATAGGGTCGTCAGCATCTATCGCGGCGCGCAGGTCTGCAATCTTCTGCACAGTTTCCTGCATCTTGGGATTAGAGGGAGTATCAGTGGGAGCCATGCTCATATCCTTTTGGCATCAGCAGTGCTGACTCAGTTCCTTTGCGACGCAGGTGCATTAGATAAGTCTTGCACACGGTAACATTGTCAGTGTCAAATGGGATGCGTAAGTCCAGAGCTTTGTTCATTGCTTCCATGAATTGCTCCCTGTCCCACGCCATAAACCAGCCTACTCGCTGGAACAGAGCAGGAAAGTTAGTCGAAAGCTCTTTCCGCAGCTCGTTGAATTCGTCAGGAAAGTAATCAGCTTTGATTGGCATGAGACTCTTCACGAAGTATCTGTCTAACTTCTTTAAGCATAGTAGAAGCTACATCGCAAAGATGGACAGTAAGGAGATTCTCCATCGCTTCCACTTGAATGTTTACTGGAAGTAAAGCAAATTGAGGTGTTCTGCGAAGAGCGCACTGCTGTTTGTAAATAGTCTTAGCAGCAGTTTCTAGAAACTGTTCTGTTTCTTTGGGTGTCACAGTTCATAACTCCTGTAGCTGTTCACGAGTTTGAAGGTAATGATACCTTCACCGTTAATAATCTTGTGCTCCGCTTTAAGTCTGCCAAAGCTTTGCATCTCAAGAGCATGGCGCGGTGCATTTTCTCTGCTCTTTTCTTTCCTGACACAAGCTATAATGGTTGCTACTTTTGCTGGCTTGCACTTAACTACTACTTGTTTTTTATTTTTTATCTCAGTCCACAACTGAGCATAGCGTCTAGCCATTAGGATACTATCTCAAATTCTAAGCCATTAACCTTGCGCGACTTAGCAATGGTAAAGGTAGATTCACCTTGACCCGAATGGTAAGTAGCACAGACAGACAGATTATCTTCGTCTGCGCCTAGTTCGGCAAATAGTTTCTTATGGCTGGAATGAAGCTTGCAAAGTCTTACTCGCAAGCGTTCATGAGTAGCTGGGTCGCCAGTCCCGACAACTACGCGAGAATCTGCAACCAGTTGGTTGTAGATTTGTTGGACAGTTGCCACGGTTGCTAGGTCGGTTGCACGCCAAAGAGTTTATCTAACCGTTCCCGCTCTTTTTGTTGAGCTAATTTGGTAGCAGTTACTTGCTTATCCTGAGCTGCCATGCTATCAAGATTGCTACCATAGCGTTTGTTGTAGCGTCTGAACCACTTTGGGACACCCAAAGAACAAGCTTGTTCTTTATCTGTTCTCACGAAAAGCTCCTAGTTTATGGTTGTTTAGCAATGCGCTTAGCAGCTTTAGCTGCTTGTCTCTTGCTGGAGTGTGGATAAACCTTTGGGAGTTTCTGAATGGCGCGCGGAGTTCCTTCCATGCGCGCCTGAAGTGCCATCTGTGCAAACAGCAATCCTAGTTTTACGGTAGTCATTGTTCTCTCCGGTTAACTTCTGTTTAGATTCTTTATTCCACTAGCCAGCAAGCTGACTAGCAGGATAGAGACTCGTCAGTCACATCTTCGGTTACTAGGCTCCGATGGTTCCTTATATCTAATGCCAACAGTGGTAAGCAACCACTGAAAGGAACAGGGAGAGCTTGCTAGGCTCCTTATAGTATCTTCTATGTTAGCAGCAAACTAACAAAGGATGGTTGCTAATCTCCATCCGAACAGCACACTAGTAACCAGGAGGGGAACCTAATGTGCTGCCGGATAAAAGAACTAGGGCACAAGCCTGTAATACTCAGCAATAGGCTTTTGGACTGAGCAGCTAGTCACTTCTATCTAGGCTGGCCTCTATCAGCCGTAAAGTTAACTAATAACAACTTCCCCTGAACCCATCTTAACAATCAATCCTTTTCGGATATAGATGATAGGCTCATTGGAAATGAATGTAGCTCCCTTATTGAAACCATAGGGAGTAAGCACTATCCTCCAAAGAGTTTTACCTGCCTTGTTTACGCACTCATATTGTTGATGGGCAGGGCTGCTATTTCTCATACTCTCTGGATTCCACTGCACTGAATTAAACAGTTCATAATTCAGCCAGCGACAGAATTCTTCTGGAAAAACAGTCTGAACAGTGAATCTACCTTGTGATGCCTTGTATCGTGGCATTGCTAATCTCCTGATTGGTTTGTGAAGCAGTATTACTATTGCCCAGTCTGTGCTAGCTCTGGGCAATAGTCTTACAGTGCTTCTGCCAGTACCTTCTCTTCTTCCGACAGCAGCGTTTCGACACGACCCTTCAGATACTCGTAAACTTCCTGATGCTCTTCCATGCTGGAAGTCGAAGCAGCCCACAGTGCCAGCATGTCAGCAAGAACGCCAAGAGCCTTCTTGTCATTGCGGCACGGGTAGAACTTCTTCTTGAACAACTGGATGTGCTTCTCGATGCGCTCAACATCCTTGCCAGTTACCTTTGGCATGATGGCGCGGTAGTCAGCAGAGAAAGCATCCCAGTCCTCATCAGCGATGCCCAAACCACGGCGCTCCGCCTTCGGGATGCGAGCAATGATGCCCCAAGCAAGCTTGGAAACATCAATGTTTTCCGACTTGATTTCTGCGTCTGGATTCTTCGCACGAAGGTCGTTGATAACATCACGCGCAGCAGCGTAGACAACTTCCTGCACTGCATCCATCAGCAAGCCCAGCTCAGGGCCGCCAGCTTGCACGATTTCCAGGATGCCCTCAGTGGAAGGAACAGGCAGAGCAACCTTCACGCTCGGCAGTTTCTTTCCTTCACCGATAACTTCACCAGCACCGTTCTTGATTTTCTCTTTCTTGAAGTGGAAGTCCACTTCCTTTGCTTCCGTCTTGATTACAGCAACAGCGGTTTGTGCAGCTTCCATTGTTTGCTCCGTTTTGAGTGAATGAAGAAACTACCGAATCCCTTGCGGGCATTTCCTAATGCACAATCAGCCTACCACATTTCCGGCGAGAGTCAAGCCCTTTTTTTAAGAAATAACTATGCAGAGTTTAACGAATTGCTCAGGTGTATAGTATGCAACATCGTTAATATCCAAGTTCTCCGGCTGGTCATCACTATCATAGATGGTAACTACTCCAGCAGGCGTATGCTTGTTTACTCGAAAACTCTTGTCACTGAATTGCTCCAATGATAACAACCCATCACTAATGCCAAGCTCATTAGCTAGGTGGCGCAGCCAAACAGAAACATCTTGAGTAGATTTAGCCATGATTGTTTAGTCCTCTAACAACTTAGTAACTATGTGCGCTAAAAATGCTACTGGAAAATAAATCCAGTAGAGAAACCACATCAGCTCTGTTGCATTTACCAATACAAGAATCTTGTAAAGTAAATATAGCCAGATTGGAAGGGTAATGAAAACAGAAAGAATCAGAACAATTGCTTTAAGCATGAGCTTGTCTCCTTAGTAACCTTAGTTTTTGGTCTCTCTTGGTTTTTCCTTTTCGGCGCACTTCCTGCTTCTCCTTAAAGGATTTTCCTGAAGCAAGATTAAAATAGTGACGAATAGAAAAATGTTGAGTCCACCCACCAGCAGGATGACGAACAAAGAAAACACCAGAGCCTTCTGAGTTTCCACAGAAAGCAAACGCATGAGAGATTTCAATGGTCATACCTCGTATCCTTCTTATCAGGTGTGACAACAAAAGAATCTGCTGGCACTATTTTCTTACTGATATGTTCTCCTGTTTGCATAACAAAGCAGGAATCTTCTCCGACGTAGATACGAAACACAGAGTCATCACGAAACAGGATGATGATTGCAAAGTCATCATCATCTGCATCAGTAACACGGTAGAAAACAATGTCGGTATTTCCATACAGCGTAGGCAGCAAGTCAGCAAGAACAACTAGCATTTGAGTAGGTGTCCACGCTTCCTTGCCAGCAGCTTGTTCAGCTTGCTGTCTAGCAGTTACTGCTGCTTGTATTTTGTCTGCAAGTGCGCTCACGGGTGCTCCCCTTGCATGAGTGCTGACTCTAGGCACCCATAAAATAGATTCCATCGCGCAGGCGCGTCCAATGCCGCGACAGTTCCGAACGAGATAGAATCTTGTGTATTCTTTTTGTCTGCCTCGATAACATCAGAAGCAATCATAATCCTGCACTCACGACGAGCTGCAAAGGCTATGATGTTATCTTCCCAAGTCATTGGCATGTAGCACTTAAGCTGCTTCAGTTCCTGTGGCATCTTGATTCTCCTGGTTGTTGAAAAAACACTTGCCCACCTTGTAATGATGCACCCAACCGTAACTACCACAACAGCAAATATTGCGATGTTTTTCAGGCTTGTAAACTACGAGCAAGTCATCTAAATCATACTGTGCTCGCCACTCAACTGCTGGCAATAAATGATATTGGTTCATGGCTAGATTTCCACAGGAACAACATAGTTAAAGAGGAATCTACCATAACCTGCTGCAATGGTTACTTGATTGAAACCAAGTGCCATTAAGTAGCTACATCCTTCCATTGCATCGCAGGCTGCGTCGCTGGCAGTTAGCGATATACCCTGTGCAGCTATATACATCTGGCCAATAGCTTGGCCTAACTTGTATTGAGAATTCATGCTAGCAATCTCCTGTGCTAGTTCTGCTGCTTGTTTAGATGCGGAAAGGATTAACGCTAGGAAAACCGGGAGCCTTAAGTTCTTTGATAAGTTCAACAGTTTCCTTTGCTTCCCGCAGTCCCATTGGAAATTGTTGTTTGGCACGCAAATACTTAATAGCAGCAACTACCTTACCAGCATTGGAAAGTTCCCAGATTATAAAGCAATCCAAAACAGGCACCAGAATTTCCACTGGCTTCATGATTTGAACAGTGATGTTATCATTCGTCACAGTCTTAAGTTCGGCTCGGTTCATTTGCTTCTCCTGTTTGTTTACTTCATTGATGGGCTGATTTGCTTCAGCCAATTTTATTTTCAGCAAGTCTCCCAGCGATGGACGCTTTTCTTGTTTGGAACAATACGTGCACCACTGGTGATAATAATGCCCGTGTATTTCACACCACTTCTCTGCCATGCTAGCACTCCTCCGAAGTATCTGCTACGGTTGAGAATTCTTCCTTTAACAATTGCATAACATCCTTGAAACCATGCGCCCAGCTTGGAAGTTCGCCATCTGCAACAAACACATTAGGCTTTGCTCCCATTAATTGCATTGCCATATTCCACGCAGTGCCATGCGCGCGGTCTTTGCTGTAGCTTGCAGCTATCAAGTGGCAGCACTCATGCACAAGAGTATCACCTAGCATCTGCTCCCGAACATCCTCATTTCTGCTAGCGAGAATACTCCACAGAGCATTAAGCTTGATTAGCTGCTCGTCAAATACAGCTTGTCCTACTATCCTGCTTTTCTGTAGCTTGTAGCTGATTGTTGGAATGACACCAATCTTGTCACCCCAAATTATCTTTGCACGGTTCCAAATCTTTTCAAGAGCATCTTCGACCTGATGTTTAAAAGTATCAGGCACTAACTCATGAAGTTTAACCAGCGGTGGCGGTGGCGTTTCCTGCACCGGAAGGGCAGGGAGGCGCGTATCATCTTCAGCGCCTTTATATCTGCTTTCAACTGGCTTACCTTCAGGTAAATCATTACCCTTTGCCATAAGCTTATCAAATTCATCCTTTTTTCCTTTAAACCATTCTGCTTTCTCAGCAAGTGTATCACCCTTGATGCGTGGCGACCTTGCTGCTTTGGTCAAGGTGCCATCCTTACCATTCCTGTCAGGCTCTACAATCATGTAGAGTTCCTCACGTGCTCTAGTGATAGCAGTGTAGAGAAGCTCACGGCTCCACATAGTAACATGGCTTTGGTGAGTAAGGAAAAATACCCGTTTCCATTCCGAGCCTTGCGCCTTGTGAACGGTGAGCGCGTAGGCAAATTGCATGGCGTTAATATCACCAGCACTGCCAACACTCTCCACAGCTTCCGAATCTAGCAGCTTAACTGTAATGATATGGGAAGCTTCCTGTTTCCTGTCCTCCTCGGCTTCATCACCTTTGAGAACAAAGGAATCTAAGAAAGCGTCAGTATCAAAATCGTCTGCTGGGTCACTTTCTGCTGTTGGTTTTTGCTTGTAGCTTCCCCAACGGTCAAGATGTTCTGACGGTGGACGAGCGCGTTTCTTGCCGTAGTATCTGGCATTGCGTTCAATGCGAGTAATGATTGCATCCTCTCTTCCAACCAGCACTCTATCACCGACTGCGTAGTAATGACTCTGGAAGCCAGCAATCACTTCCACTACAACTGCTTTACGCTTGTCACCTAGTGCCTGAGCAATAACCCTGTTAAATTCATTAGTGCCAAACGCAAGGTTAGCAGTCTTTTCCTGCGGGCAGAGGATAATATCCTCTTCTTCGTCGTAGTCACCTTTGGTAACAAGGTCACGAAGAAAGGCGCTGGCAGCATGTGTGCCATCGAAGTCAGATAGTGGTTTCTTCCACGGGTGTATAGTTACTTTACCTTGCGTGGTTTCCATCACTATTTTCTGTGTGACTGGTATCTTCTCTCCATTCTTAACCTTGTGTGCAAGGTCAATGATAGGAGATAGTGCAGCTTGCCGGTAGATATGGGTAAGTTCGACGGTTGGCAATTCCAAAAGTTTGAAGCCCAGAATTGCTTGCCCGTAAACAGGCGGCAACTGATGCAAGTCACCAACGAAAATAAACATCACGTTAGCGCCATTGCTAACTAGTGCGTCTAGGATTTGCTTGAAGAGCTGCACACTTGGCATCGAAGCTTCGTCGATTACTATTACTGTCAGTGTGCCCGGTAGTTTCCTACCACGATTGCGAGCTGGCTCGAAACGCATTGTGATGCGGTTCTTACCTTCCTCCTCATCGTAGACTTCATAAAACTGAGGCTCGAATTCCAACAGCTTATGAATTGTTATACAGTGCGGTTTCAACTCAGTAGAAACGACTTTCTTGATGTTTCTAACGGCTCTGCGAGTGAAGGAAGTAAGAACAATTCCGGGCCTGCCACGCTCAAGATACTTGGTAGATAGGTCGATAGGCTGCACTTTGTTGCCTGCCACCAACCTATTGATTACTTCCTTAAGCGTGGAAGTCTTGCCAGTGCCGGCAGCACCAATGAGGCAGAAGCTTTTGCCATTCATTGCTAGGTCGATACCTTGCTGCTGTTCTTTGTTCCAAGTCCATTCACCAGCACTGGCAGTATCTGGCAACTTAACAAAGGGAGGAGCAACAGGAAGTGCAGCAGTTTCCTTTGCTGCTAACTTGGCGCGCGCCTCAGCAATCAACTCTTGCAGTCGTGTTTGCGTTGGAGTAGTCATTTCACAGCTCCTCAGCCAGATTGCTAGCAGTCTTGGAAGCAGCCTTGTTAGCAAGCTTCCATTTTGCTTCTGCTACGTAGAAAGCAGCCTTACTAGTAAAATCCTTCGCCAGCGGTGCGGGGATGCCCACTAGCGCCGCATCCTGCTCAGGAATGATTATCTCAAAAGTATCTTGATAAACATTGAGCCAGCGTTTCAACTCTGCTAGTCTCTTTGACACTTCGTAACTAATGCTGTTGCCAGTTTCGCAGTGCTCCAGAAACAGAGCTTCAAGGTCATCAATCTCTGTAAGACTCCAATTCTGGATGTTCTTTTCCGCTGCAAAGAATAAATCCTTTGCATCGTTCAGCTCGCTGTTCAGGTGATTTGGCATCTGAGCATCGACCCAGCTCCACAATCTACGCAAGCTAACATCTTCATACATATTCTTACGGATGCTCCTCATTGCAAGAGCAGCAGCTTTTTGTTTCGCTTCACGCTGAGTAACTCTTACAGTGCTTTCGTAGTCTGCTATGCAATCATTGCAGACCTTTAACCACGGTGCAATCTGTTCAAAGCCTGATTCTTTCCAGATATGCAACCGAGGAAAGTGCAGCCGTTGGCTGTTAATGCTCAGTTTGTAATCCACCAGCACAATTACTTCAGCAATGAAAGTATCTGCTACGTGCGGCGGTGGCAGGCATGGCAAGTCTTGCACCAGAAAATCCTCTGAGTGCAGCAATGCTAGCATAGCTAGCTGTTTCTGCTGCATTGGCCACGGCTTCTTGCCTTCCTTCTCCAGCATGGCATTAGACTTAGCCTTGTGGAGAAGTGCAGAAGTAGAGAGGCTGAAGATAGGATGAAGCAGAGTTTCCTGCTTCCAGTTTTTGATGTATGGAGAGGTTCCATCCGTTCCGTACACTGCGACGTTTGCTACAAATTCACCGAGCCTAAGCCCGGAAAACTTGCAGAACAGCGGGATGTTATGGTTTGCCATGTTAGCTGCGTCCGGTGGTAGCAAACAGCCTGTGAGTCTCAGCACCGAATGAGTCCAGCACTGAAATGTAGCAGCGATTGGCGACTCTGTTAGAATCGAAGCCACCAATGTAGAAAGTGCCATCGTCCTTAACAGGCAGACCTGTTTCTTCGTTGATAGGAAGCTCCACTTTCTCGAATCGCTGCTCCAGTTTCATTTGCACAGGAGCTGCGACTGCTACTTCGGAACCGCTGGGGATTGTTATTTCTGAACCATCGGATGTTATCATGTAGAAACGCCCGCTGTAATCTTGCTTGATACCGCACATTCTCGGTTGCATGTTTGTTTCTCCTAGTTTGTTAACCTTGCTCTGTTTGCCTGCTATGCGGAAATGCCATAGCCATAGGCAAGTATAGCATAAATCATGCCAGAATCCCCGGTCGCCGGAAAATATTTTTTGAAGAAACTTTTGCAAGCTTAGAATCCTGACCATTGTTCCCATTGTTCCCAATGTTCATTGTTCATCCTTCATCCTCTCCCGTTTTCCACGCTTGCCTCTTACTATCTACTACTGTTAATGTCCTTTTAGACTCCCCACTTTACAAAAATAAATAACTTCTTAGTTTCTAAGTTTGTTTAAAGAGATACTACCAGGCTTAGATAGGAGATAGATACTAGCAGCTACTTCCAGAGGAGGGGTGAAACAGGCAGTGGTGGGAGCATGAACAGGTGAACAATCTGAACAAACTGAACAGCCTGCACATTGGTAATATTGTTAACGCTTGGTTGTTTACTATTTTATAAGTCCCCAGGAAACTAGCCTGCACAGCTCCAAGCTTGCACCGTTCTAGTGCAGCAAGCTTTCTACCAGTTTTCTCAATAGAATCAGGCACTTACCAATGTGACAAATTTGAGGGGCACAAAGTGACGCCCAGCGTCATTGATGCACTGCACCATGAGAATGAGAATCATTCGCACTTACTAAGTCGTTGATTTTGCAGGGAAAATAGATGCCAATTCCTGCAAGGCTGGCATGCTTCCTGCTACTATCTAGGCACTGGCACTAATGCCAGCAACCAACCAAACCACGGAGAACCAATGACTACCACCGAAACCAAGACCAACGACGCACAGGCTCTGATGTTGCCCTTCCTGCTCGCCACGCCGACCACTGTAGGCACTGGCTTGCAAGCTGTTACGTTCAACCGGAAGTCCACCAAACTCCAACCGGTCGCTGATGATGTCAAGTCCCGCAGCGTCATCATGGAGCAGTTTCCGGTGACCGACCTCCCGCAGCATGCTGTGTTCCGTCAGGTTGTTCTGGATTCGCTGACGGATGCCGCCAAGACCATCATGCAAGCCTACTTTGTTGCGGATACCAGCCGCACCGAAATCCCGGCTAGCATGCTGGACTTTGCTGCACTGGTCGCGCACATCGAGCAGAACCAGCAGACCGCCGAACGGCTCACCAGTGAGGCTATCTGGAAATGGTATGATGCCAGCAGCATGCCGAGCAAGGCCAGCGAACGCTACAAGGCTGACGCTGCCAAGATGGGTAAACTCCGGGCAGCTTTCGGTGCGCTTGCCAGCAACAACCCCGGTATCCAACCTGCTAACGCTCTTGTCATGCTTTCCCTGATTGACGAGACCGACGGCAGCACGACAGCGCAGTATCTGGCCAAGAAACTGAACACGATTAGCAAGGCAGATACCAGCGAAAGCCTGTAAGCCTACAAGACTTGCAAGCTTAATAAGGCTGCACAGGTTAATAGCCTTGCAGCCTTAAAAATTTTGCCCTCACTCGCTGACGCTCGTTCGGGAGTTTGCACTCGCTGCGCTCGTGTCAACTGCAACGTCAAAAGCCACGTCAAAAGCAATCGAGCCTGCTACGCAGGCAGGAAACTGCAAGAGCTTGAAAAGTCAAAAGCATCAAGAGTCGCTTCGCGACCGGAAGAACACGAAAGGTCAAAAGCGTCAAGTGACTCGCTACGCGAGTAAGAAACTACAACACCTTGGAAACTGCATTCGCAACTAAAGTTGCTCACAATTCAAAAGCTCAAGAGCTTCGCTGCGCTCAGAGGAAACTACAACACCTAGGAGAACAGCTCTGGAATCAGGCGGGGGTGGTATCTTTTTGAGGTTGTAAAGCTGCAAGTCCTACATCGTACCTTAAAAACTTTACTAAAAATTTTTGCAATATTTACCCACTAGCAAGTAAGGTGGCTAGATGCGAAAATGGAAACTGGTAAACATTTGGCGAGGCGCGCAAGCCGCCCTTCCCTGGAAGTTATGAAAGAAAAGATATTAGAGCTACTTGGATTGAATATACCCAACAACATAGTTGCACAAGCTGTTGGGGTTAGCGATAGCTATGTCTCTCAACTAATGAGTGATGAAGCTTTTGCTGTCCAAGTTCAAACGCTCCGGCTGAGAAACTTAAGTGAGTCTGCTACCAGAGATGGCAAGTGGAATGGACTTGAAGACAAACTGCTAGAGAAGTTAGAGCAGTTGCTGCCAATGAGTTTCACGAAACCAGCAGAACTTCTGCGCGCCCTGCAAGTAGTCAATGCTGCTAAGAGGCGCGCGTCAGCTACGGAAGGTCTTGGCCTTCACACTCCTTCCTCAGTAGTGCCTCTCGTACTCCCAATGATTTTCGCGCCCAAACTTCAAATCAATACTCAAGGACAAGTAATTGAGGTTGATGGTCGTAGCATTGCTACTATGCCTGCGTCCGTTGTTAACAAGCAACTTACTGACGACAGAAAAGAACGGCAGGAAGTGCAGAAGCAAATACGTGAGGATGCTGAACGAGCTGTAGCAACTATTGAACGTCTTGATTCGCTCGGAACTTTTCCAGCGCGGCCACTCCATGAAGTAATCTAATGTCATCTGATGTAGCATATAATAGAGATGAAGCTATTGACGGATGTAGAAACAGCCTTGATTTCTTGGCTGGTTTGTGCGTTCCTGACATTTTCCGTTTTGTGTTTCCTCCTATATTTATTGCTATCTGGGGACTTCTAAAGGATTCAGTTGATAGCAAATCGCGCAAGCTCCTGCAACTTGCAATTGGTCTGCCGCGCGGGTTCGCCAAAACTTTCTTCCTTAAAATCTTTGTTGTTTACTGTGTGTTGTTCACTGATAGGAATTTCATCCTGATAGTTTGCAACACTGAACAGTTAGCACTTAATTTCATGGCTGACGTAATTGATATTCTAGATTCCATCAACATCAAGAACCTATTTGGTGACTGGAAACTAGGAGCTGAGAAGGATACCCAGGGAATTAAGAAGTTTGGATTCAGAGGTAGAGACATCATCATAGCTGGTGTAGGTGCTGGTACCAGTTTACGTGGTCTTAACCTTAAGTTCCGTCGGCCTGATTTGATAATCATGGATGATATGCAGTCAAGAGAAGATGCTGAAAATCCTCTTGTTGCTAATAGGCAGCTCATCTGGATGATGGGAACTCTGATTAAGGCGCGTAGCTATGAACGCTGCACTGTGATTTTCGTTGGTAATATGTATCCCTTTGCAGGTAGTATCCTTAAGAAGCTTAAGTACAATCCTCGCTGGGTTTCATTCATCTGTGGTGGGATACTAGCTGATGGCAAGAGTCTCTGGGAGGATTTGCGCCCACTGGAATCGCTGCTGGATGAACTTGAGAATGACATAGCAATGGGTCATGCTGAAATCTTCTATGCTGAGGTGCTTAACGATGAAGAAGCTGGTAGTATTAGCGGTGTTGATGTTAGCAAGTTGCCTCCTTATCCTCCCCATCTTGATGCTATCGAACCCCAAGGAGGCTTCGTTATCATCGACCCAGCATCAGGGAAAAGTAGTGGGGACGCGGTAGCTATTGGTTTGTTCCTCATTTACGATGGTGTGCCACTGTTGAGGAAAGTAAAGGCTGATAACTTCAGTCCTGGTGACACAATTAAAGAAGCAATGTTAATGGCATTTAACAATAAAGTGAAATTGATAGCTGTTGAGACCAATGCCTATCAATACACTTTACTCTATTGGTTTAATTGGTTCTGCAGTCAGTATAACATTGCTGGTTTAGAGTTTGGTGAACTCTATGCCAGTTCTTTCAGCAAAAATGCACGAATTAAAGCAATGCTGGCGCAGGCGCTCAAAGGTGAGATTCTTATTCATCCTGAATGTAGGTCAGCAGTAGTATCTGAGATA